ACAACCGGGTGATCCTGTGGTCCGTGACCGGCATGATCGCTGTGTTCATGGCGCTCGTGTCGCTCGTGCTCGTGGCCTACTCGCTCGGCCAAGCTAACCGGGCCATTCAAGCGAACACGGCTGAAGCAGCGGCAAGTTGCACGCGGTCGAACGTTCTTCGATCTGACGTGCTTCGCCTGATCCACAATCAGCTTGTCATCACACCGCGCACCCCGCCCGACGAGGCTGCGAGTATCCAGCGGTTCCTCGATGAAGCCGACCACGACCTGGCGCCTGTCCACTGTCCGGCCGCGCATAGCCGATAAACTGTCAGCATGACTCGCGAACCTGTTGCCATCGCTGCTGCCATTGACGGTGTTATCAAGGCCGTCGTCGTCGCTCTGCTCGCCCTCCGCGTCATCACGGCTGCTGAGGCCGCGGCCATCATGGGGGTCGAGACAGCCGTGGGCGCAGGCGCAGCGGCGTTCGTCCGTTCGCAGGTCACGCCGGTCAAGGACCCGGTGATCCCTGTCAAGGTCCCGCCGGTGCCGCCTACCTCTTGATTTCTGTCGGCAGACTTGCTAGTCTGCCCCCATGCGCGATGCCGACCTCCGCCCCGACCAGTTGGCGTCGCTGGCGCAACTAGCCGCCCGCGACCGGGCGATCTACGTAGCGCCCCCAGGAGCCGGAAAGTCAGCGACTTCCTCCCGCTGGCTTTCCGGCTCCTCACTCGTCATCTGCCCCGCGAACGTGCGAAATCACTGGATTCGCGAGATCGCACGTTGGACAGACACCAACGCCACCCGCGGCTGGGGTACGCCGAAGCGCCGCGAGCGTGCCCGCTGGCACGCGACCGACGGCGGGGTGCTGGTAATCAACTACGAGTCCTTCCGCCAGGACGTGGACGCGCTCGTCAAGCTCCCCTGGCAGTCCGTCGTATTCGATGAGGCGCATCGCCTGCGGGGCCGCGACACGCTGCTGCACAAGTCTGCGGCCAAGCTGGCGCGTCGAGTACCCCGGCTGCTTTTCGTAACGGGGACTCCGGTGCTGAACCGCGCCGAAGAACTGTGGTCGTACCTGCACATGCTCGACCCTAAGCAGTACCCCTCGTTCTGGCGTTGGGCGCGCGAGCACTTCATGATCGAGCAGACGACGTTCTGGGGACGGCTGCCCAGGCCGATCACCCTGGTCCATGACCTGAAGCCCGGCGCCGCCGCGGTGATCCGGGAGCAGATCGCCGAGTTCCTGGTGGAAGGCCCCGGCCCGGACCTTCCCGACGTGATCGAGACGATCATTGACGTAGACCTGAGTCCGGCAGAGCGCAAGCTGTACGACTCGATGGTGACGCACAACTGGCTTCAGACGGACGACGGCACTGTCGTCCAGGCGATCAATGAGGTCGCCAAGATCACGCGCCTACGGCAACTGGTCTCCGGATGGGAGCAGGTCGGGTCCGACTCAAAGGTCAAGGCCGCGATCGAACTGGCGACTGACCTGGAGCCCGAGCAGGTCGTGATCCTCACTGCGTACCGGGAGAGCGCCGACCGTCTCGGCGAGGCACTGCGCTGCCCGGTGATTCACGGCGGCGTCGACCTGGTGCGCCGCGACCTGCGGATGGCCGAGTTCAAGTCGGGTACGGCTCGTTGCCTGGTCGGTACGCTCGCCACGATCGGCGAGGGGACTGACGGGCTCCAGGTTGCGCGTCACGTCGTGCTACTTGATCGCGACTGGACGCCCGCCCGCAACGAGCAAGCCATCGGCCGCATCCGACGCTCCGGCCAGCAGTCCCGCAACCTGTGCGCCTGGCACGTCGTCGCGAGGGACACCGTGGACCAGACAGTCGCCGAGGCGCTAGCTCGAAAGACCGACGTAATCCAAGCCGTACTAGGAGGAACCGCTAATGCCGTACATTGACGAGAAGGACCGCAAAGAGCTAGAGACACGCGGCGCTAAGACGCCCGGCGAACTGAACTACAACCTCACTCGGGTCATTCAGGGCTACGTGCATGAATGCGGTCTCGACTACCAGACGATCAACGACATCATCGGCGCACTGGAGTGCTGCAAGATCGAGTTCTACCGACGCATCGCACGTCCCTACGAGGACCGGAAGCGGGAGATCAATGGCGATGTCTACTGACGGCACTACCTCCTACTCTGAACTGTCCACCCTGGCGCGCTGCGAACAGCAGTGGTATTTCAAGTACGTCGAGCGCCTGCCTGATCCCGGCAATGCCAAGACGGCGCTGGGGCAGTGGATGCACGATGCGACTGCCGCGTTCTGGAAGGGCGAAAGCTGGGACGCGCCAGATCGCGACGAAGTGTGGGCCGACGATGCTACGTGGCTGATGGACCGCTATGTCAAGCACTACGCGCACGCTCGGATGAGGGTCCGGGTCGAAGCAACGGAGCTTGAGCTTCAAGCCAGACTCGCGCCAGACGCCCCGCTGCTGCGTGCTCGCGTCGATCAGCTTTGGCGAATCGGTGACAAGCTCTGGCTGCGCGAGTTCAAGACGATGAGCGACTGGAGCCGTATCGACGCGCTGACTGTAGACCCACAGTTGACGCTCTACTACGGCATCGTTAAGTGGAGCTACCCCGAACTGTGGGGCATCATGTTCGACGCCGCCAAGACGTATCACTGGAAGCGAGTCAACCATCCGACCAGTGATTCCTTTCAGATGATCCAGCTTGACCGTACGGATGAGCAGGTCCGTATCGCGATGCAGGCGGCGGTTTCCTCCGTGGACCGCATGGGGACGTTGGCCTGCGGCGACGCGACCCCCATTCCGAACGTCGGTCGTGATTGCTCCTGGTGCATGTACCGCCTCGAATGCTGGGACCGCCTTGCGTTCGCGCAGCCGGAGATCGAGGTAGTTGACTAACTACCGGAAGGTCGATTGGGCCGACAAGGCCGTGTGCAAAGGCAAGGGCGACATGTTCTTCGAGGCCATCTGGCCCGACGACGAGAACGACTGGCCGTTGCCTTCGGCACTGCGCGCAGCGCGTGCGCTGTGCGATTCCTGCCCGGTCCGGCGCCCATGCATCGAGGAGGCAATGCGCGTCGAGGAGGGGACCGCGGCGGCCTTCCGGTTCGGTGTGCGCGCCGGTCTGACGCCGGAACAGCGTCGATCTCTGGAGGCGTCGTCCTGGCGCTGCCCGAACGACGGCACAGTGTACGACCCGGCAACCTTGCGCCGCGGCACCGGCATCTGCCTCACCTGCGGCTCAGTGTTCACCCGGCCGCCGGTACCGGACGAGGGTGACAAGTGGGCGCCGCGTCATGCTCGTCTCTATAAGCGTTGTGTCACGCACTTCCACAACGCTTATAGCGTTGGCTCGCCCGTCCCGGAGATCAACGTCCTCGCCGTCGAATGGGGCGTTCGACACAACGACGTGAAGCGCGTCTACCTGGCGCTCGCGGAGGACGGCGTGATCGCCCGCCAAGGCTCGCGCTGGATCAGGCAATCACCTACTGCCGCGAGGCTTGCTGGGTCCTGGCAGGACGTGTTACACTCTGGCGGTCCCAACAGAAGGCTCAGATTGGAGACCGATGGAGCCGCACCCCCTCGTCGCAGAGCGTGAGAAACTGCGTATGGTTTGCTTCGGCGATCCTGGCGTCGGCAAGACAACGCTCGCAGCGACATTCCCCCGCCCCCTGATCGTTGACGTCGATGGCGGCCTGATCGCCGTGGCGCTCGACGGTACCGAAGCCCTGGTGGTCAATCCGCAGGGTTACCGCGACCTGGAGTTGCTTTACTCCTGGGTCAAGCAGCACGCCGATGAGGTCGATTCGATCGTTGTCGATTCGATCACTGAGCTTCAGCGCCTTCTCGTAGACCAGATCGTGGACGAAGGCAAGGGCAAGACCGGCAAGGGTTCGCAATCAATCACTGACTTCGTGCCCGAGCAAGCCGAGTACCTGGCGAATCAGCGCCAGATTCACCGATTCCTGTACGCCCTCAAGCAGCTTGGCAAGCACGTCATCGTGACTGCCGGGGTGCGCGAGCGAGGCGTCAAGCGATGCCCGGACGTGACTCCGGGACTTCTCACCATCGTCAATCACTGGTCGTCAGTAACGGGCGAACTGGTAAATGCTGACAAGGACGGTGAGATCAGGCGCGTGCTGGTCACGCAACCGAGCAACATCAGGGAGGCCAAGACGCGCTTTAGCAGCTTGCTTCCCTACGTCGAGAACCCCACGTTCAACGAACTGTGGGACCGAATCCAGAAGCAACACAGGGAGAGCAACAAGTGACCGACGACTTCACAAGTCTCATCGACCAGGCCACCGATGACACGGTTGACCTCGACTTCTCCGAGGCGGTCGAGTTCGGCCAGTTCACCGCGAGCAACGTGCTTGCCGTGGTAAGCGAGGCCAAGCGCGGCACCACGAAGGCCGGGGCACCCAAGATCGCGTGGCAGTTCACGATCATCGAGGGTGAGCACTCAGGCCGCAAGCTGTTCCGGCACACGCCGACCACCGGCAAGGGCGCCGGGCTGGCCCGCGAGATCATCGAGGCGACGGGCTGCGAGGTTCCCGACCCGAAGGGCCGACTCCGCATCAGCCTATCGGACGCCGTGGGCCAGGAGGTCCGCATCGACGTGCGGCCGCAGAAGGACAGCGACGACTTCAACGAGGTCGTCAAGGTCCGTCCGGCCAACCGATCGGACGATGGCTTCACCCTCTGACGACGCGAAAGCGCCCCGGACCTGGCGGTACGGGGCGCTTTCACGCGTAGGAGGAACCACGCTCAGGTGAGCATTGTATTTCCCCTCCAGCCGAGAAGCAAGGAACCTTTGCGCGGACTGCGCTGGGCCGACGCCGACGCTGACTCGGTACAGCGAGCTTGGGAAACCGCACCGGAGGACGCCAACCGCGCAGTGCGGCTGGACGACCTGACCGTGATCGACTGCGACTCCCCCGAGGCGGTTGAGCTATGGGAGCGCGTCGGACCGCCGACGCCGCTCCAGGTCTCGACCGGGCGGGGTCGCCACTTCTACTACCAGCGCAATCTGGCGCTGCGCTCTGGGCCGCTCGTACCGGGCATCGACATCAAGACAGGCCCGCGCGCCTACGTGGTCGCAGCGGGCTCGACGCATCCGAACGGCGCACATTACGAGTTGCTCGGCGACGGCCCCCCCGCCGAGCTACCCGACGAGGCGGTCACGGCACTACGCCCGACCGCCGTCCCGGCGCTCACCGGCGAGCCCAACGCCGATGAGTGGGACACCGTGCCCGAGGGGATGCGAAACGTCGTCCTGGCCAGCTTGGGGGGCGTGCTCCGCAAGCAGGGCGCCGACGAGCAGGTCATCAACCGGATGCTTGCCGGATTCAACCGGGCATTCTGCGAGCCGCCGCTGGAGGACGCCGAGGTCGCTAGCATCGCCCGGTCGATCACCCGTTACGAGCCGGAGCCCGAGCGCGAGATCGTCATTCTCGATGATCTCGGCCATGGCATCGTGATACCTACTGTGATGACAGCACCCGAGCTAATGGCGCTCGTGCTGCCTCCTGTGCAGTGGGTGCTGCCGGGGGTGCTGCCAGAGGGCCTGGCAATCCTCGGCGGCAAGCCCAAGGTGGGCAAGTCGTGGATGAGTCTCGGCCTCGCCGTCGCAGTCGCGTCTGGCGACGAGTACCTGGGCGCGACCTGCGAGCCCGGCGACGTCCTCTATCTGGCCCTGGAGGACAACGCCCGCAGGCTCCAGAAGCGGCTCGGCATCGTCCTGAATGGCCGCCCGGTACCGGACCGCCTGACCATCGCGACCGACTGGCAGAGGGCGCCGCAGGGCCTCCTGCCGATCATTCAGTGGTGCCAGACGGTCGAGCGGCCCCGCCTCATCATTGTCGATACTCTGGCGAAGTTCCGCCCGGTAACGAAGGGTGATACCGCCATCTACCAGCAGGACTACGCCAGCCTGACCGGCCTGAAAAAGATCGCCGACCACTTCAGCCTGTGCGCGAAGGTGGTCCACCACCAGCGCAAGCTGGGCGCCGACGATCCGCTGGACACCCTGTCCGGCACTACTGGCCTGTCAGGCGCCGCGGACACCATCCTCCTGTTAGAGCGCGAAGGCTATCTTCGTGGCCGGGGCCGCGACCTGGAGAGGGACCTGAACCTCCGGGTCACCCTCGACGCCGACACGGGGACCTGGCAGTCCCACGGTGAAGGGCTCCAGTTCATGCCAGCCGACATTCTGCGTCAGTGGTGCTATGAGAATCTGCTGGTCGGCTCGCCCATGCCGAGCCGGGACGAGCTAATGGCGGCGACCGGCATCAGCCAGCACGATCTGCGCGACGCTCTGAAGATGGCGGCTGACCAGGGGTGGTACGAAGTGGGACGAGGGGGTCGCGGCAATCATGGCCGGTACCTCGGGGAGCCCGCGTGAGCGTGACCAAGTTTCGCGCGAAACCGCAGGTCAAAACCTGGTCGCGCTCGCAATACCCTATACATACATACCGCGACCAAGTTTAGGAGGCAACGTGTCTGAAGGTACGGCCAAGAGCGAGTTCGGCTTCCTGCGCGCCCATGACGGCTCGTGGTTCAGTCCGCACCATGTCGTTCGTGTCCGTCGCGCTGTCACCCCCGATGGCGTCTGGGCACACGTCGAGGCCGACATGGTGGACGGCTCCGTCGTGGTCCTGTCCGAGACCGGCGATCTCCGGCAGCAGGTCACCTACCTCGACTATTGGGAAGATTTCTGGCTGCGCGTGATCTCAGATGCCCGTCGAGCCTGAGCTTGTCGCCTTCATCTGTCCGATCCACGGACGGGTCCTCGACACGGTGTCGCGCGCTCGCGTCGAGTGTGGCCGATGCCAGCGTGAAATCGCCCCCGAGGGGACCGATCTGGAGGATCACAAGCGTCGTTACCAGGACACTCGCAGGCAGCGGAAATACCGTGACAAGCGCCTTACAAAAGTGCAGGTCAGAGAGCTATGACTTCTGAACGAGACGATTCATCTCGGCTAGCGGTACAGGAGGCCAGGAAGGGCCTACTCGCCCAATACGGGCTCACACCACAGGACTACTTGAATATGCTCGACGAGCAAGAGGGCGTCTGCGCGATCTGTCGGCGACCACCAAGCGCAATGACGCATCTGGCTGTAGACCACGATCACTCAACAGGCGTTGTGCGCGGCCTACTGTGCGGAGCCTGCAATCTCGGCCTGGGCAACTTCAGGGATGACCCTGACTTACTCTGGCGCGCTAATCAGTACCTCTATCAGACCTCACCTTCGCTGTGGACAGAGGCGGCATCGTGACCCCAATCATGGCGGCAACCCCCTGGACGAGCAATGCGGCGCTCATAGCGGACTGTGCAGCACTCGGGTACCTCCGGTCGGACTGGCTGACGCTGGACCCGACCTACGGCAAGGGCAACTGGTGGACAAAGTGGCAGCCAGATCGGCTGGTGACCAGTGACCTCAGCCCGTCGCTCAGCACCACGGACCTACAGGCCGACTTCACTTATCTGCCGTTTCAGGCGGCGACCTTCGACGCTGTGACCTACGATCCGCCCTACGTCTGCGTCGGTGGCCGCCGAACCTCGGGCATTGAGTCCATGTACGACGCGTACGGGCTGATTCGGGCGCCGAGCACCCCGGCAGACCTCCAGGCCCTCATCGACGCGGGTCTGGCCGAGTGCGAGCGTGTCTTGCGCTCCGGAGGAATGTTGCTCGTCAAGTGCCAGTCGTATGTATCCAGCGGGAAGCTATGGCCCGGCGTCTACTACACGCAGCAATGGGCGAACGTCCTGGACCTGGAACTAGTTGACATGCTCCAGCACATCTCCGGACCCCGCCCTCAGCCGGGCGGGCGTCGACAGGTCCACGCCCGCAATAACTACTCAACGCTACTGGTGCTCAGGAAGGGCCAATGATTGTCGATCAAACTCATACCCCTCGGCTCTGGCAGGAGTTGCGAGACCTGCCCGGCCCGCTCGCCATCGACACGGAGACCACCGGGCTCAACCTCTACGCGGGCGACGTGCTGCGGGGCGTGAGCCTGGCCTGGCGTACTGATGAGGGCAAGATCACCACGCGGTACCTGAGCTTCACGCATCCGGGCGGTCCGAACCTCGGCCCGCATGTGCTGCGGCGACTGTGCCAGGAGCTTGCCCGGCAGCAGGAACGCGGCGTGCTGCACCTGTACCACAATGCTTGTTTTGACTGGCAGGTCCTCCGTGAGGCGTGCAGCGAGTTCATCCTGCCCCGGCGATTCTGGGACACGCAGACTGTCGCTTGGTTGGAGGACGAGAACCTGCGCCACGGACTGAAGGAACAGGGCGCGCTCTGGTTCGGCGCGGATGCGAAGGCCGAGCAGCGAGCGCTGAAAGAGCTTCGCAAGGGCCGGAGCATCAGTGACCTGTACCGCGAGCTTCGAGCACAGCCGGAGTACGCCGGGCGAGAACAAGCGAAAGCCGCCCGTGAAGCGGCCCGGAAGCTGAAGCCGCTCACCCGAAAGGATTGGGACACCTTCACGGCCGAGGACATCGCAGCCTATGCCGAGCAGGACACAGCCCTGACCCTCCGGCTATACGAGCGGCAGATCGCGTCGGACCCCCAACCCGACTACCGCCCGGCGATCGAGCGAGAGTTCGCGGTGCAGCGCGTCGCCTATCGCATGATGCGTACCGGCATCCTGGTCGATCAGGACGCGGTGCGCCGTCAACGTGAGGCCACGGAGCAGGAGATCGCTGAGATCGAGCAGCGTTGGGGGCAGTTTGATCTGAACAGTCCGGCGCAGGTCGCGCAGTTCCTCTATGTCGAGTGCGGCCTGCCCTGTATTCACCAGACCAAGGCTGGAAACCCATCTGCGTCACGAGAAGCCCTGGAGGAGCTAGAGGGGGCCCATCCGGTGGTAGCGGACCTGCTGCGCTACCGGCGGCTTCAGAAGGCCCTGGCGGCGTACTACCGACCGCTGGAGCGATTCATCGGCGAAGATGGCCGCATCCACCCGAGCTTCAACACCACAGGCACGAAAACGGGACGCTGGTCGTGCTCGTCTCCGAACCTTCAGACGATCCCCCGAGGCGACACCCTGGTCGGCGTGCGCGACGTGTTCATCGCGGCACCGGGCATGGAGTTGTGGGAGTACGACCTAGCGTCGGCTGAGCTTCGTGTGATCGCCGGATGGTCGCAGGAGCAGGACGTCATCGACGCGCTCCTCGGCGGACGGGACCTGCACGCCGAGACGGCCGAGCGCATCTGGGGGCCGAACTTCACGCCGCTGCAACGCCGAGTCGCAAAGAACATCGGCTACGGCTGGCAGTACGGCATCGGCCCGGTGAAGGCCAGCGGCTACCTGACGCACGGCACCGGGCAGGCCCCGACCGTGTGTGACGGCTGGTTGTGGCCGCATGAGCCGAAGTGCAGAGCGTGTCACGCGTGCGAGGCGGCCGACATCCTGCGGCGCTACGAGGCCGCGTACCCCCGCATGAAGCGCCTGCGCGACGGGCTCGCCCAAGCGGCGGAGGAACGCGGCTACCTCCCGCTGCACGTTCCCGGGCGGTTCCGGCGATTCCGTGGCCCTGGCTACCAGGTTCCGTACTACACCGCAAGCAACGCGCTCGTTCAAGGCGGCATCGGCGAACTGATGAAGGACGTGCTGCTGCGCGCCGAGGACGCGATCGGCTGCCTCGGCGGGCTCGTTCTTCAGGTCCACGACTCGGTGGTGGTGGAGGTCGAGGAAGGCGCCGGGCCGAAGGTCGGCATGATTCTCCAGGACATCCTCGATGAGATCAACCCGTTCCCGATCCGCATGGAGTTCGACGCGAAATCGTGGAACGCGCACGAGTAGCCTTGCTGTGTTCTGATCGTGGTGCTAATGTACCGCCTGTGCCCCGCCTTTCGGACTACGGCATGTCAAAGCAGGACTTTGCTGACCTGCTGGAGCACCAGCGCGGCACGTGCACAGGATGCGGCAAGCGGTTCACGCGCAGTCGTCCGGCGTGCGTCGATCACGACCACCGCACCGGCGAGGTCCGTGGCCTGCTGTGCAACTTCTGCAACGGGTTGCTCGGCGTGATTCATGACAACACGGACCTCCTGCACGGTCTTTGGCAGTATCTCGACAGCCCGCCCGCCTGGCAGGTGTTCGATCACCCGCGTCTGCACAAGGACGCGCCTCCGAGAAAGGCTCAGGTTATGGCCCCCTACATCCGCAAGGAAACGGCGAACTACTTGCGCTCCAAGGCGGCGTGCTTGGAGTGTGACAACCCGGAAGTGGCTGAGGCGTACTACGAGGCGGCTGAGGAAGTCGAGCAGTCATGAGAATCTACCTGAGCGCGCCCATGCGTGGCGTCGAGTTCTACAACAGTCCGTGGTTCGAGTGGGCCGCGGCCGGACTGCGAGCCCAGGGGCACGTGGTCATCTCGCCCTGGGAGCACGACCAGGAAACGCAACCGGAAATCACGCGGCTGCCGGAGTTTCGCACCGGCGCCCCGATGAACGATCCGGCGCTCTACCACAAGCTGTTGGGCTGGGACCTCTCGGTCATTGCCAACCCTGCGCCCCTGATCGACGCGGTGGCGTTCGGCCCCGGCTGGGAGAATAGCGAGGGTTGCAAGCATGAACGTTACGTCGCGGAGGCGACCGGCAAGGCGATCTACCTTGTGGAGCAGGACAGGCTGTCAGGCGGACCGAAGCTCGTTCAGGAGCCAACAACGGTCATGATCGGTCTGACCGGCTACGCACAGGTCGGCAAGGACACAACCGCCAACATTCTGGTTGAGGGGTACGGGTTTACGCGCATCGCGTTTGCTGACGCGTTACGCGATGTGCTCTATGCCATCAATCCCGAGATCGGGCTGGGAAACCCCCCCAAACACTGGATGCCACTGCGCGACCTGGTTGCTGAGGTTGGTTGTTGGGATGTTGTTAAGGTTGCTCATCCGATGGTGCGGGAGTTGTTGCAACGCTGCGGTACCGAAGCAGGTCGCGCCATCCTGGGCGAGAATGTATGGGTAGACGCTGCCCTGCGAAAGGTCAAGCCCGGCGGCAAGTACGTATTCAGCGACGTGCGGTTCCCCAACGAGGTTGCTGCGATCAGGAAGGCCGGAGGACAGCTTTGGCGAATCATGCGGCCCGGCTATGGCCCGGTGAATGACCACTCGTCGGAGACGGCGGTTGATGACGTGGAGGCTGACGGTGTCATTGTCAATGACGGGACGATCAGTGATCTTGCTTGGAACGTGCGGCGCCTGGTCAAGCCCGAGGCGGCGGTAGTGTAATGTCAGTGAAGTCTGACAGCACGGTGCATATCGTGATTCCTGATACGCAGGTCGCGCCGGATGTGCCGACTGAGCACCTGAGTTGGGTGTCGAGATATATCTGGGATGAGTACCGCGAGTGCGACGATCTCACGATCGTGCACTTGGGCGACCATTGGGACATGCCGAGCCTGAGCAGCTACGACCGCGGCAAGCGGCAGATGGAAGGA